AATGTCTGTTATTCAACAGAACTTAGACAAACTTACTGTCACTGCTGGAGTTGCTACTGCTGCTAAGACAAGCACAGCAACAAGTTCAGCTATCGACTTGCTTGAGTTTGATGGAGATATTCTTTTAGTTCTAGATAGTGCTGCTGGTACTGGATCTAGTCCTACTTTGGATATTAAGCTTACAAACTCTGACGCAAGCAGTGGAACATACACAGATTTATCTGGTGCTACATTTACTCAAGTAACTGGTTCTGCATCAATGCAGACTCTTGTTATTAATAAAGATAGTGCAGAAAGATACATCAAAATTGTTCAAACAATAGGAGGATCTACACCTTCATTTACTTTTAGCATCAACTTAATTGGTGTTAAAAAATATAGTTAAAAATATATAGCCCTCTAACGAGGGCTTTTTAACATGATTATTGAAGAAAACCTCGATACATATTTCTTAGATTTAGGTCAAGATGTGTATTTTAAAGGCAAAAAGAAAAAAGGGCTTTTAAATATGCCAGACGAAATTTTAGCTGGCGATATGATGATTTCTACTGATTATGTTTTACAGGTACAAACCGCAGAATTTAGCGACGTTGTTTTAGGAGATACTTTAACAATAACTGTAAATGGACTAAGAGAAGATTATGAAGTAAGGTCGAAACGTATGGAAGATGATGGCAAGCTGTCTTTAATTACTTTAAGTAAAACATGAGTACTAAAAGAGAAGCAATATTATCGAGACTTATTACTCAGTTAGCTGGTACGGCTGGAGTTGGAACTCGTATTTATAGAAGTCGTGTGACTCCAGTTTCTAGATCCGAGGGAGCTGTTTTGATAGTTGAGCCAATAAGTGATAACTGCGAAGTTCGTGCTAATAAGTTTCAATGGACTTTAAATGTAAGACTAAGCGTTATTGTTAGAGGATCTGCAACACAAACAGCAGACCAAGCTGCGGACGCAACTGTAAAGTCAATACACGACAAAATTGTAAGCGACGTAACTCTTAATGGAAAAGCTATTGATATAACTCCACGCAATGTTTCTTTTGATTTAATTGATGGCGATCAACCTAGCGGAGTGGTATCTTGCGATTATATTATTATATATCAGACATCAACTACTGATTTATCCACTTAAATGACGCTATTATGGAAGATAAGTATGCTGGTCAAGGGGGAACTTACCTTATTGACCCCAAAACTGGTAAGAAAAAGCTGATTAGGCAGACTTTACCAGCCCAACCAACCGAATCTTTACCACAAGAGGAAACTTCCAATGCCAAAGAGGACTAGATTAAGAGCTTTACTTTGTAAAGACGAAAGCTCATACGGTAGCGATCCATCAGCAACAGGATCTGCTAACGCAATTTTAGCTACTGAACTTTCTATTGAGCCAATACAATCCGACGAGGTATCAAGGGATTTAATTCGTAGTTATTTAGGAAATTATGATACTCTTTTGGCTAACACAAGAGCGCAAGTCACAATTACGGTAGAGATGGCTGGCAGTGGTTCAGCCGGCACCGCGCCAAATTATTCCCCTCTGTTTACTAGCTGCGGTATGTCACAGACTATTGCGAGTGGAACAAGCGTCACTTATGCGCCTGTAAGCAGTGGTTTTGATTCTTGTACTATTGTTTATAACGCAGATGGCATACAGCACAAAATGACAGGGTGTCGAGGGACATTTTCGATCAGCTGCGAGGTTGGGTCAATTCCTACTATAACTTTTGTTATGACAGGCTTGTATAACAATGTAACTGATGAAGCAATGCCAACTTGCACTTTCCAAAACCAAGCAGATCCGCTTGTTTTCAAACAAGGAAACACAAGCGCATTTCAGTTCCAAAGTTACGCGGCTGCACTACAATCTTTTACTTTCGACATGAACAACGAAGTTGTTTACAGAGAACTTGTTGGAGGTACTAAGGAGGTTCAAATAAACAATAGAACTCCGGGCGGTACTGTTCAAATAGAAAATATAGCTTTGGCAACTAAAGATTATTTTGCAAATGCTATTAACAATGTCAGTGGAAATAATACATTTCTACATGGCACAACTGCTGGCAATAAATTTACTATTACAATGCCAAAAGCTAATATAACTGCGCCCGCATACGCTTCTGTTGATGAAATAGATATGCTTGACCTCGCATATACAGCAGTTCCAAACTCTGGAAATGATGAAGTATCTATAGTTCTTACTTAATTAACTTATTTACTTTTTCTCAATATTGGTTAAACTGTGCGTTACATGGTTTAACCTTTTTTTATGGCACTTATTATTAACAAAGTTAAGTCTTTTAAATGGACAGTTGATTACGAATATCCAGAAGATGATGATTTTGTAGAAGTAAAATTTAAGGCGATTTTTAAAAGGATGCCACAAAAATTTCTTACTCAAATGGCAAAAAAAGCAACGCCAAAAAAAGATAAAGACGGAAATGAAATTTTAGATTTTGACCCTGCGGAATTATGTAAACAAGTTGTTATAGGCTGGGAAGAAGTTTTTGTTACAAATGACAAAGGAGAACAAGAAGAAGTACCTTTTAATAAAGAAAATTTAGAAAATTTACTAGAAATTCCATTTTTAAGTACATATCTTACAAAGTCATTTTACGAAGGTCAAACAGGTAAAAAATTAAAAAACTTAGAGGGGCAGTAGATCATCTTATAAATGGCGGTGTAGAAGATAAATCTCACAACGACGCTGCTGTTTTAGGTATTCAAGGATTGCCCCAAGAACGAAAAGAAAAAGATTTTGAGGTATGGGAGGAAAATTGGGAATCTGTAATGTTATTTATAAAAATGATGACGCAGTGGCGTACCACTATGGGAGGTGTGATAGGTTTAGATTATTCTGTTTTACAAATGCTATTTGACTTGTATGATATAGATAATCGCAAAGAAATTTTCGAGAATATACAAGTTATGGAACAGGAAGCCATGTTACATATGAATAAAGAGAGGAAAAATAAATAATGGCTTTAAATTTAGATACTACTTTTAAACTTAAAGCAAAAGTAGAAGGTGCAAGATCTGTTCAAGATTTTAAAAAACAATTAACTGGTTTAGATAAAAGCTCAAAAATGAGCAAAGCCCAGTTGGGCAAAATGAATATAGAAATAAATAGAATGGCGAGGGCTGCTGGTAATACGACAAAAGGATTAAGAAACCATATTAAAGCGTTAACATTACTAAGAGAAAGAACTGAGATTGGTGGTCGTGCATATAAAAGACTTGGAAATCAAATAGACGGCCTAAAAAGAAAACTTAAAGGATTAGATGGACAAGCTGCAAGTACAGGAACAAAGCTTGCTTCAATGCTTGCAACAGTTGGAGTTGGTCGTGCTATAAGAGGTGTTGTAAGAGGTGCATCAGATTATCAAGAAGAAGTTACAAAAACTGCTGCTATAGAAGGAGGCGGAGCAAACTTTGCTCAAATAGACGAGGGAATAAGAGCAACAGCGCAAGTAGCTGCGGGAACACCTCAAGAGGTTGCAGAACTTGCAACAGAATTAGCAAGAATGGGAAGAACTGCTGACGAAATTACTGGAAGTCTTAATGGAATAGTTTTAGGAGCTGAGGCAACATCTACAAGCTTTGCGGATATGGGTCGTATAGTTGGAACAACAATGCAAGTTTTTGATATTGACGTTTCTAAAACTGAAAGAGCTGTAGATATTTTGACCGCTGGTGCAAATAATTCTGCTCAAAATATTCTTATTTTAGGAGAGTCTTTAAAAATGGCTGCGCCAACCGCAGCAACTTTAGGACTAACACTAAATGATACAGTTGCAACTTTAGGCTTACTTGCAAATGCTGGTATTAAAGGAAGCGAAGCTGGTACTGGTTTAAAAACTGGTTTACAAAGACTTCAAATTGCAGCGTCAGGCGCAGATGGAAAACTGTTAGGAATTACAAGAGGTTCTAAAATGTTAACCACAGCCATGAAAGAATTAGGAGCTGAAGTTTTAGGAGCTGATGGAAAGCTAAAACCAATGGACGAAACTCTTAAGGCTTTAAGAGATGGTATTGCGGGTCGAGATGAAGGCGAACAAATGGAAATTATGAAGGCTTTGTTTGGTACAGATCAAGGATCTAAATTTTTAGCATTAATTGGGCAAAGTGACGAAAAAATTGACGCAATGTTTTCAAAAATAAGAAATAGTGCAGAAGTTACGCAAAGAACAAGAAAAGCAATGGACAGCTTTGGCCTTACTACAAAAATTTTAGGAGGTAACTTTGAGATCGTTACAAACAATATAGGGGCTGCTATGATTTCGGTTCTACATCCACTCGCAAGATTATTAAATAGTTTTTTAACTTTAGTCTCAGGATTACCAGCACCTATTCAAGCAGTTGGATCTGCGGCTGCTGCTGCGGGTTTAGCTGCAACTGGATTAGCAGTTGCAATAGGTACTTTTAAAGCTCTTGGAGCTGTTGAATTATTAAAACCGATTATTTTGTCACTTAAAGGAATGGCTCTTGGATTCTTAGGTGCTGCAAAAGCTGCGATCATATTTCTTGCAACTAACCCCTTTGGCTGGGCAATAATTGGAGTCACATTAATAATTGCGTTTAGAAAACAACTTGCTCAATTTGCAAAAAATGTCTCGAAATTTGTTGGAGATTTTATTGAGTCTAAAAAACAGATTGTTGACAATATTATGGGAATTGGAAAAGGTTTTGTAAAAATGATAAATGAATTTATTATTAAAACTCTAAACAAACTTTCAAAAATTCCAATAATAGGAAAAATTTTTGGTAAATATCTAGGGGCTTACCAAAAAATTGGAGAAATAGTTGTAGATATTTCTGATAAAGCTAGTGAAACTATTAGCAATGCAAAAGATGTGATAACCAAAGGAGTTGAAAAAGGAAAAGATGTAGCTACTGATGTTATTACTAATGTTACAGAAGGAGCTTCTAATATTCTTGGTGGCGGAGATGGAATATTAAATAAACCTATTGTTGACGACGATACAAAAGATAAGCAAAGCCAAGTTTTAACAGGTATGAAAGCTGGTCTTGAAGATTACGCTGCAAAAGTAAATGATGTTGCTGGCAATATTAAAAATGCAATGGGTAATGCCTTGCAAGGTATGGAAGATGCTCTTGTAAACTTTGTACTCACTGGTAAATTAGCATTTAAAGATTTAGCAAGATCAATTATTGCTGACCTTACTCGTATTGCAATACAACAAGCCATTATGAAACCTTTTACTGGCTGGCTTACAAGTATTTTCGGTAGTGCGAATGGAAACGTCATATCTGGAGGGGAGATTGTTCCCTATAAGTCGGGGGGCATAGTCTCACGTCCTACATATTTCCCCATGAAAGATGGAATGGGTTTGATGGGCGAAGCTGGTGCGGAGGCGATTATGCCCTTACAAAGAGGCAGAAACGGAAAGCTAGGGGTTCAAGCTTCGGGAGGTATGGGTAATATTGTTGTAAATGTTGACGCTTCTGGATCTAGT